CTAAATGTCTTGACAGTTGGTGGTGATGAAGGTGGAGAAATTCTACTAGGTAAAGCAGTATCCAATACTACATTAAATGGTACTGGTGTAACGATTGATGTTTATCAAAATAGACTAAGATTTTTTGAACAGGGTGGCTCTGCCCGAGGATTTTACTTAGACATTTCTACAGGCGGAGGTGGTGCTTCTACCAATATAATGTCTGGTGGTGGAGGTGGAGGTGATGATACTGTAGCATTCGCTGCTTATGCTCAAGCAAACAACGCATCAGGCAACACCGTGGCTTTACAGTCACAAATGACTACCACAAATACTAATATCACTAGTGTTAATACATTTACTCAGGCAGCATTTGATGCAGCCAATACAGCAGCATCTAATACAATATATCTACAGTCAATAAACAACAGTCAGAATACCAATATTGCTGCAACAGACACTTTAGCCACTGCTGCCTATGGTAAAGCGAATGCTGAAGGTGAAATTAATAATACACAGAATACCAATATTACTAATGTTAATACTTTTGCCCAAGCAGCATATAATACAGCAAACTTAAAGTTTAATACTTCTGGTGGTACAATAACAGGAAACACCACAATACAACAAAATCTTGTTGTTGAAGGTGATTTGAGTGTACTAGGTAATTCTGTTACGATTGGAACATCAAGTTTAGTCGTTGAAGATTCGTTAATATTTTTAGCTAATGGAAATATTTCAACAGATGCTCTAGATATAGGTATTGTTGGTCATTACAATCCAGGATCAGGATTAGAACATACTGGTATATTCAGAGATCCAAATCTAAAAGAATGGATAATATTTCAAGGTTATACTCCTGAAATTCAGTCTAATAACTTAATCAATCTTTCTGATCCTAGCTTTGGTTATGCTAATCTATATGCTAATGTAGTAAAGTCAAATGTAGTTTCAACTTACATTACAGTAAATGGTCTTGATGTAAACAACACAATGACCAATGCTTGGAATTCTGCAAATGCTGGAGTGACATTAGCAACTGCTGCTTATGGCAAAGCTAATGCTGAAGGTGAAATTAATAATACACAGAATACCAATATTACTAATGTTAATACTTTTGCCCAAGCAGCATATGAAAAAGCAAACGGTGCAGTACAAACAGGATTCACTACAATATCTGCAAATGCAGTTTCAATTACACCAACAAGTAATGCAGATACTCTAACGATTTCTGCTGGTAATAATATCTCCATTTCTGCATGTACCACAACAAAAACTATTACAATTAATTCTACAGCAAGTGGTGGAGGAGGTGGAGGTAGCGGAACGTTTACATATGATACTACTCCACCAGCATCAGGAAACACCGCAGGAGATCGTTGGGTAGATAGTAATGATGGCACATTATATACCTATGTAAACGATGGAGATTCATCTCAATGGGTAGACTTCAGTACATCTGCAACTTCTGCTTCTATTGGTGGTGGTTCTGCAAATGCTATCCTGTATCAAGCGGCAGTAGGAAACACAACATTTACTTCTATAGGTTCTCAAGGTCAATTATTAACAGCCGGTATTGGTGGCGTTCCTATTTGGACAGCGCAGAGTTCATTAAGTATTGCCAATACTCAGATTACAGGAACAATTGGTGCAACTATAGTTGATGATACAACAACAGCATCAACAAGATATCCTTTATTTGAAGATGCAACATCTGGTACATTAACCACAGTAAATGTTTCAAGTACAAAACTGACTTATGTTCCATCTACTGGTACATTGTCATCTACTGTTGTTACATCAACATCAGATGAGAAACTAAAAGAAAATATCGTCACGATTTCTGATCCTATAGATACCATTAAGAAACTAAGAGGTGTAGAATACAACTGGAAAGATAATGGTAACAAGAGCATGGGTGTTATTGCCCAAGAAGTTGAAAAGGTTCTGCCTTATCTTGTATCGGAAAACGAAAATGGAAAAACAGTTATGTATCAAAACATGATAGGATTATTAATTGAAGCAATCAAAGAACAACAAAAACAAATTGATGAGTTGAGAGGTAAATTAGATGCCAATTAATTTTCCTTCAAACCCAACGCTAAATCAGATATTTTCTACTAACACCAAGTCTTGGATTTATGGCACGAACGGATGGAAAGCTTATGATGTTATTGGTACAGTGGCAAATAATAGTGTTACACAAGTAACAGCAACAGGTGGACAAACATCATTTACTGTTCCTGATTATGTACAAGGACAAAATCAGATTCGTGTGTTTATCAATGGGGTTAGACAAAATAATATAGTTGATTTTACCGAAACCACATCATCAAGTATAACATTAACCTCTCCAGCTACCGCAGGAGATAATGTGGCATTTGAGGTTATTACTTATGCTGGTACACCGCTACAAATTGGATTGCCAACAATCATTGATGATACGACAACCAATGCTACAAGATTTCCTCTATTTGTACAAAGCACAGGTGGTGGTTTAAACATAGTTAACACTGACAGTACAGGATTTACTTTTAATCCTTCCACCGGAGCATTGACGATAGCATCAATCGTTTTTGGTGATGCTACTACTCAAGCGACAGCAGCCAATACTATTCCAGTTAACACATTTGCTCAAGCAGCATTTAATTCTGCTAATGCTGGAGTAACTTTAGCAACTTCAGCATACGCACAGGCAAACGCTGCTGCAACACCAACAAGCATCAACACAAGAGGATTGCAAGCATCAGCAAGTTATTTTCTAACATTCGTTGATGCTAACAATTCCACTAATGCTGCTGAAACTATCCACACTCATGGCAATTTAAATTATAATCCATCATCAGGTTCATTATCTGCTAACTCATTGGGTATTGGTACCTCAGCTTCAGGAACTAATGGAGAAATTCGTGCAACTGGTGATGTTGTTGCCTTTTTCTCTGATGAGCGATTAAAAGATATATTAGGAACAATACCTGATCCTATTAATAAAGTTATGCAGATATCTGGTGTTTTCTTCAAAAACAATGACGTTGCAAATGAATATGGGTATACAAAAAAACATACGCAAGTTGGAGTAATAGCGCAAGAAATACAAAAGGTATTACCAGATGCTATTGATTTAGCACCATTTGATACAGAGTATGATGCTGACGAAAATAAATATAGTCGAAGTGGTAAATATTACCTAACTGTTCGTCATGAAAAAATTATACCACTTTTAATTGAGGCGATTAAAGAACAACAAAAAAATATAGATATATTACTTGAGAATCAAAAAGAACTTTCTCAAGAAATTGAAAGGTTGAAGAAAGAGATTTAACTATGGCGATACCAGGACCAGGTCAAGCAATATCAATCAATTCAATCGTTACTGAGTTTGGAGGATCTGCTCCACATGCGATAAGTGAATATTATCGTGGTGGTCCATTGGTCGCTAACGCTCCGGTCAATGCTGCTATTCCAACTTCCGGACAAATTGCACTTTCTAATTTCTATGGTGCAAGTAACAGAATTGCAATTCCTTTACCTATTACTGGTTCCGTTATACACTATAATGTCTACAATAATAGAGGTCCTACCTACGTTCCTGGAATTTCAGATATTACTGTGACTGTTGGTCCTACCGGTGTAGTTACCGGTTCTGTAGCAGTAGGTTATGCTATGATTGTGCCAAATCAATTCAGTCCTACAGACACCGTTACAATAGTAAACAATGGAATAATAGCAGGTGCGGGAGGTGATGGTGGTGTTGGGGGTCCAGCAAGCTCAGTAGTATATCCAGGATTTCCTACATCTCCTACGTCACCACTAGCAGTTTCTGGTACTCCAGGAGTAAAAGGTGCTAATGCTGTAAATGTAAACCGTCCAGTCACGATAACCAACAATGGAACAATAGCAGGTGGTGGAGGAGGAGGCGGTGGTGGTGCAGGAAGATCGGGTGCAAACGCATCTTCACCGGTTAAAGCCTCTCCAGTTAGGAGAAATGTAGGAGGTGGTGGAGGTGGTGGAGGAGCTGGCCTTGGCTTTGCAATTGGTGGTGGTGTTTCGGGAGGTACTGCAACGATGCCTACCCCTTTAACCAACACAGCAACAGCACCTGGGTTTGCAGGATCAAATGGATCACCATCTGCCGGTGGTGCAGGTGGCCCAGCCAGACCAGTAGCACCATTAACTGGAGGAGCAGGAGGTGCAGGTGGAAGTGTAGGGGCCTCAGGATCACCTGGAACTGCTGGATCCGGAACAATGACAAGAACAGTAGTAGCTTCTGGAGGAACAGGAGGAGCTCCGGGAAATTACATTGTTGGAAATCCATTTGTTACTTGGCCAGCTACTGGTACAAGATTAGGTGGTGTAGCTTAAACTAAAGGAAGAATTATGCAGACCGTTTACATGAAAATACACGAATACGAAGAAGAATCTAAATCTTTGATTGTTTCATTTGCCTCAGACACAACTAGATATCAAGATCCCGATATGTATACTAGATATGCATTTCAACCATTGCGTATGTGGCCAGACGTAGATGATCCGGAAGAAATAAAAAAACGAATTGCAGTTTCTGGAATGTATCACGCTGAACAGCAAGAACGTGAAGAAAAATTTATTGATAATCAAGAAAACATAGAAAAATATAGGAACATGATTGGACAAGTATCTTCATATTCTGTAGAAAATTTAGCACCAACATCTTCGGATATTATAGAGGTTTAATATGGAAGCTACTGTTCATAAAGCATTTGATTTAGTAGTTACTAAAATTTTTTTTCCGGCGGGGTCCGTGAATACAATTGATCCTATTATTGATAATATTTTTCAAGTTGGAACTTCTTTTGAGTATATTTGGTTACATACAAAAGGACGTGCAGTAGCTACCGAAACAACAACAGGTGAGGTTATTGAGAGAGAAAAAAATGATTGCACCTCAACTAAGCCTTATCCTAGAGGAGAATGGAAAATAAATTTTGTAGAAGATTTGGAAATTTTATGTCTCAGTCCATTCATGAACGAATCTAAAAAACCTCTACATAATAAAGTTTCTCCTTTTGTTTTACTATCAAATCAGAGTTTGGAAATACCAAAAGATTCAAAATTATTTTTAGGAGTTGGTTCAATAAAAATTAATGAAAAAACAATTAATGCACCAGCACAAATTCACTTTTCTTCTGAAATCAAAACAGTTCAGGCCAATGTAGATTCTTATGGTTTTTTCGTGACATAATGTTTGCTTTTAAATTGCCAATAGAAGCTAAACTTGATATAGATTTTTCTTCATCTTCTGAAATTTTAGGAGAACACATAGAAGAATATACAAAAGATAATAAAAGCTTTAATGTTGAAGTATTGAGAAAAAAATTAAATAGAAAAGAAACTGCAAGTGTTTTACACGCAATACCCAAAAGCATTAGAAATAAATGTATTGGTGTATGTAAAACTTATATCTCAAAAGCTTCTCCACATGTACATACTCAAGACAAATGTGTTATAAATTTTTATATTTCTGTTTCTGGTGAAAAAACAGTATTTTATAAAGAGGATATTAAAAAATTAAAACGTGAAACTAATAGTGTAAATAATGGTTATTTTTTTGTTGATACTGAAACTTTAATTCCTGCACAATCATTTATTGCTGAATCTGGAGATGTTTGGGTATTAGACACTACGATTCCTCACGCTGTGTATAGTATTAACGCTGAAGAAAATTATTGTAGACACGTAGTGCAAGTTTACTTTAATATTCCTTTAGAAGAAGTGATGCGAGAATTTACATGTACTTCTTTTTAAAAAATCAAAATTTTAATATTGACGCTATATCGTCAATGACTTTTAAAACTTCTTTTTCCAAACCTCAAAAATATGGGTTGGCAATGAAAAATGTTAATAAGGTTCCTATTGACTTTTTCACAGTAAGTTCTGAAGTTCGTGATTATGCACTAACATTATTACCAAAAAGTCTTACTGAAATAGAGATTCCTGAAGTTATTATACTATCTCTTACAGCGAATGAGATTATTAATCCTGCGATGATGGCTCATATCGATTACAAAAGATTTTGTGCTTTAAATGTATATCTTCAGACAAATGATGAAACTACACATTTTTATGAATGGAATAACGAAAACAAAACATTAAAAGACATAGGAAAATTTCAAGCAAAAACTGGAGATTGGTGGTTGTTGAATACCAGTATTCCACACTCTGCCATGTTGACTCCAGGAAAACGTAGAATTATTTTGTCATTTTCTTTCTCAAAAATGAAATACGATGAAGTTGAACGCATTTTAATGACAGCGATTTGAGTACATAAATATCGTAATATTGCTAAATGTTTTTAAAGTTAATTAGAATTTATATTATGGAGAAAATATGAAAGAATATCAAGTTGAACGTAGTAAACGCATATGCATTTATGATAATTTATTTGATTTAAAATATAGACAAGATATTTACACATTTGCACAAAATTCTTATTTTACAATTGGTTGGGCAGATGGTGCGATCATAGAAAATCAAGGGAATCGATTTCTTCACTCCATATACTCACTCGAAGATTTAAATAATCTTGGTATTATACAAAAAATTATAAATTCAGAAGCAGGAAAAGAACTTGAAGGATATGATAATGTAACCGCAGTGTTAAATCTATCTACTGCGGCAGATACAAATTATGTTCACGCACACCCAGAAAAGAAAATATTATTATACTATGTTAATTTAGAATGGAGAGATGGTTGGCATGGAGAAACATTATTTTATAGTGAAGATATAAAAGACGTTGTTTTTGCTTCTGCATACACACCAGGTAGGCTATTAGTCTTTGATGCCTGTATTCCACATACAATTAGACCACAATCTCATATTGCAGCACAGTATCGTTTTACTTTAGCTTTGGTACTTGAAAAAAATGATAATTGTTATTGATAATGTGCTTGAAGATATAAAGCAAAAAGCAGTTGCTAGTTATTTTAAATCAATTTCATCTAAAGAACAGCAATGGCTCGATAAGTTATATAAAGAACTTGAATATGACATATCTCCTATATATTTACTACTAAAAGAAGCATCTAAGTTTTTCAATCTATCTTCTATGGTAGGATGTGAATATTGGTCACATAATGGCACCAAACCAGAATGGCATATCGATAAAGATGAAGTTTTGATGGAACAGACAGGAAAACTTTCAACTCCAATATGCAGTCTTGTATATTACGCTGAGATTCAGGATCTCGAAGGAGGATGGTTCATGACGGAATCTGAAAGAATTAAACCAAAAACAAACAGACTTATCATATTTTCACCTGGAATATATCATGGAGTTGAACATTATACAGGCGAAAGAGTATCTGTTGCGGTTAACCCATGGTCAGCAAAACCTAAAGGATATTGAACTATTTGGAATTTGTAAACATAAATAGTAAAATCAACACACTTAAACGTCAAAAATGGCACAAATAACTAACAGACAAGAATTCAAAGACTACTGCCTTCGTCGTTTGGGGTTTCCTGTAATTGACATCAATATTGACGATGAACAGGTAGAGGACAGAATTGACGATGCCTTGCAATACTGGCAAGACTATCATTTCGACGGCCTTCAAAAGGTATATTACATCAAAGCAGTAACTCAGCAAGACGTTGATAATCGCTATATCGACATGAGGCCATCTGTCACTAAAGACCAAGCAAATAATTCTTTAAATATTGTTGGTGTTACTCGTATCTTTCCTCTGCAAGATTCTCAGGCAACTATTAATATGTTTGACCTAAGATACCAATTACGTTTAAATGAACTCTATGACTTCACCTCAGCATCGTATATTAACTATACATTAACACAACAACATCTTCGTTCCCTAGAGATAATGTTTACTGGTGAAGTACCTATTCGTTTTCAAAGACACATGCATAAGTTGTTTATCGATTGGGCATGGGGATTCTCAGAAGCACCTGTTGGTACCATTGTTGTCGCAGAATGTTATGCTTTGATTAATCCAGATGTTTATAATGCTGTCTGGGATGATCGTTGGCTCAAACGATATGCTACAGCACTCATCAAACGTAATTGGGGAGACAATCTTAAAAAGTTTCAAGGTGTTCAGTTGTTGGGTGGTGTCACGTTAAATGGAGACAAGATTTATGAGGATGCTATGAATGAGATAGACCAATTAGAAAAAGAAATGGAAACCAATTACGGTGCTCCATTAGAATTTTTCCTGAACTAAAATGCCTGTCAGTCACTATTTTAATAACTACAATGCTAAGTACACCGAACAACGTTTGGTGGAAGATTTGATTGTCGAATCTATTAAAATAATGGGTGTGAGTTGCTTTTATATTCCTAATTCTAATGATGCTGCAAGAGATTTACTATTTGGTGAAGATCCGTTAAAGAAATTTACCGCAGCTTATCCTATTGAATTGTATCCTAGCAATGTCATGGATTATAAAGGTGATAAAGACTTCTTTAGTAAGTTTGGTCTTGAGATTAAAAACCATATGACCGTTGTTGTTTCAAAGAGAAGTTTTCTTCAAAGAGTACCTGTTGACCCAAGATATGACAGACCAAGAGATGGTGACTTGATTTATATTCCACCACTTAATGGTGTGGGTGAATTGTATGAAATCAAGTTTGTTAACCAAGATATGGACATGGCTATGCTTGGTCGTAGAGTTCCATATTTCTACGAATTAGAACTAGAGAAGTTCAAGTATTCACATGAAACAATTGATACTGGTATTCCTGATATTGATATTGTTCAGCAACAAGATGCATATGCACAAAGATTCCATTTAACATCAGTCAATGGAACTTTTGCAATTGGTGAAACTATTTTTGTCAGTCCAGATATTACTTTAGCAAATGCAGAATCAACAGGTATCATTGCAGCTTATGACTCTGTGACTGCAAACTTGGATATCAACACAATTGTAGGAACATTCTCGATAGGAGATATAGCAAGAGGTGCAACTTCAAATGCTACTGCTACTCTTTCTACAACAAACATATATGAACATGCAGAATATTATGCAGACTATGACAATAAACAAATTAATGCAGAAGCTAATTCTATAATTGATTTCTCAGAAAGTAATCCATTTGGTAACATATAATGTCAACATATCACAGAATTATTCGTAAGCTTGTAGTTGGATTTGGAAGTTTATTTGATAATATAACTTTAACCAGATACAAGGCAGACGGAACAGAAGATAGAAAAATAAAGGTACCAATCATCTATTCTCCAAAAGAGAAGTATGTTGCTCGTCTAGTAGGTGATCCAGACTTAAACAAAAAAGTTCAAATTACATTACCTAGAATGTCTTTTGATTTGATCAGCATGGAATATGATGCATCAAGAAAGCAAATAACCAATTTAAAGACTACAGCAGCATCAGGAAACCCTAATGTAAAACTTGCACAGTATACTCCCGTACCATATAACTTCGAATTTTCGTTATACATCTATGTCAGAAACATAGAAGATGGTACTCAAATAATTGAACACATTTTACCATTTTTTACTCCAGAATACACTATAAAGCTGAATCTTGTTCCTACAATGGGAGCGACAAAAGAAGTACCAATTAATTTGAACTCAGTAAATTATGATATTGAGTATGAAGGATTACAAGACTCTGACGCTAGAGTGATTATTTGGACTTTAAATTTTACGGCAAAAGCTTTTGTATATGGTGCAATATCTCAAAGCAAAATTATTAAAGATTCTTATATCAACATATTGGATTTAGATTCATCTGTCAATGATGGAAAAGTAACTTTTAATATGAGTCCTGCAGGCTTTGGAATTTATAAAGAAGGTGAAACAGTTTATCAAGGATATTCATTAGATACCGCTAGTGCTACTGGTACAGTATTGTACTACAGTAATACCACAGATCAAATGGTAATTACAGATATAAATGGTGGCTTTAAAACAAATACAGAAATCATAGGATTAGATTCTTTTGCAGAATATACTCTATTATCAGTTGAAGGTGCAAATGCAAACAATAAGATGGTAACAATTAATTCTTATGTGAACCCAGCAAATGCTACAATTAACTCAGCATATACTATTGTGACAACAGTGACGGAGTACAACAGTGACTAAATTTGAAAAAAACATGAGTGAAATTTTTGAAGTAGAGCCAAAACAAATTGCTAGTACAGATATCGTAGTTAAAGAAGAAAGACCTGTTGTTGAAGTTGAGTCTAAACTAGACAATGATTTGGAAAAAGACTACAAAAAGGTTCGTCAGAACTACGAAGAAATTATAGAAAAAGGTGTTGATGCTATTGATTCTATTCTTGAGATTGCCAGAGAGTCTGAGCATCCAAGAGCATTTGAAGTTGCAGCTACTATGATTAAAAATGTTGCTGATGCCAACGAGAAACTTATATTACTTCAGAAACAAATGCGTGAAATGAATAAGGCAGCAGGAAAAGAAACACAAAGCACCAAAATAGATAAAGCAATCTTTGTTGGTAGTACAGCAGATTTAAACAAAATGTTAAAAGGAAAAGAATGATCCACTTTAAACATTTAAGAGAAGAAATTCAAGAAAGACGAGATCTAAAATCTAAGACACTTCATGCATTTGATATGGATGAAGTGTTGTTTCATCACGATCATTCAAAACTAAAAGTGCATGTTAAAGATGAGAACGGTAAAAGAGTACACTCTCTAACAAACACGGAGTATAATGACCACAAGTTGAAACCTGGTCATAGCTACGATTATAGTGAGTTCAGATCACACAAAGTATTCAAGAAGTCTGCTCATCCTATCCACAAGATGATCAATAAGCTGAGAGCAATCCACAAGAATAATAAGAATGTTGAGATTGTAACTGCTCGTTCAGATATGGATAACAAACATGGCTTTATGAAAACACTCAAGCATCACGGTATCGATGCCCGACATATTCATGTTCGTAGAGCAGGTAACGTTGGTGCAGCATCACCAGCAGAAGCAAAGCATAAAGTCATTGGTGATCTAGTTAAAAAGCATGGCTACAAAAAAGTACATTTATATGATGATTCACATGCCAACTTGAATCATTTTAAGAAACTGAAAGACAAGCATCCAGATGTCGAGTTTCATGCTCATCACGTTGCACATGATCCAGAAACAGGACAGGTGAAAATAACTACTACAAAAGCATAAAATGAAATTCAAAGAATTTATTAAAGAATCTACTGAAGAACATACATCAGAGTGGATGTCAAGTTCTGATTTGGCAAAACATATACCAAAGACTGCACATAAACAAATTCATAAAAGCAAAGAACACGGTATATTAATGAATCATGATCTTGCACATGGGGGTTCTGGACATTTGAAATATAGAATCAAAACGAAAACATATGATAAAAAACATAAAATTCAAGATGTTCAAGTAGCATCAGCAAAAAAAGATAAAGATGGATTTACACATCATGCATCCTTCGCTTTGTATTCACAAAGTGCAAAACCGTATCAGCATGTAAAGACTGATATGGAAAAGAAACTGACTGTGCCATGGCACACACCTTCTGATGAAATTAAAGCAAGATACAACAAATAATGTCTATCAATAAAGATTCGTATCGTGATAATCCTCTGCTCAAACGAGCCGGGGTAAAAATGGAGTACACACAAGAGCAGATAGAAGAATATATCAAATGCTCTAAAGATCCTATATACTTTGCTGAAAAGTACATTCAGATTGTCAACGTTGATGAAGGTCTGATGCCATTTAGAATGTGGGACTTTCAACGTGAGATGATCAAAACATATCATGAGAATCGTTTCTCTATCACAAAGTGTCCTCGTCAGGTTGGTAAAACTACTACTACAGTTGCTTACATACTTTGGCTGTCTATTTTTCAAGATACACAAAACATTGCTGTTCTTGCCAACAAAGGACAGTTAGCTAGAGATATTCTTGCAAAGTATCAACTAGCTTATGAGAATCTTCCTATGTGGTTGCAGCAAGGTGTCATCACATGGAATAAAGGTTCAGTAGAACTTGAAAATGGTTCTAAAGTTATCGCTGCTGCTACTTCATCGTCAGCAGTTCGTGGAGGTTCTTTCAATGTAGTATTCTTAGATGAATTTGCATTCGTTCCTTCTAACATTGCTCACGAATTCTTTAACTCAGTTTATCCTGTTATCTCATCTGGTAAGTCAACAAAGATTATTATTGTATCTACTCCAAATGGCATGAACTTGTTTTACAAGTTATGGATGGATGCAAAAGAAAAGAGAAACAATTATAAGACATTTGAAATTCACTGGTCAATGGTGCCAGGTAGAGACAATGCATGGCGTGAAGAAACTATTCGTAACACATCCGAACGACAGTTCCAACAAGAATTTGAAACTGAGTTCTTAGGTTCTACCAATACTCTAATCTCTGGATCAAAGTTACAGCAGTTAGCATATGTTGAACCTGTAGAAAAGAAACGAATAGCCAAAGAAGAAATTTTGGATGTTTATGAGCAACCTGTCGTTGGTGATGGTGAAATTACCAAAGATCATGTGTATGCTATCTGCGTAGACGTTGCTGAGGGTAAAAATATGGACATGTCTGCTCTGTCAGTCATAGACATATCGGAAACCCCCTACAGACAGGTTGCAAGGTATTCTAGCGCATTTATATCACCTGTTCTCTTTCCTACTATTATCTACAATGTAGCCAAATACTATAATAATGCCTATGTGCTGATAGAGGTGAATAACACTCCACAGATTGCCGAAATTCTTCATGGTGAAATGGAGTATGAGAATGTGCTTAAAGTACAAACTGGTAACAAAAAAGCTCAACAGATTTCAGCAGGATTTGGTAGAGGTGTTCAGTTAGGACTGAAGATGAGTAGCCAAGTCAAACGAATCGGTTGTACAAACCTAAAGACACTTATAGAAACAGACAAACTCATAATAAAAGACTTTGAGACTATTTCAGAGCTTACATCGTTTATTTCAGACGGAACAACGTGGAAAGCAGAAGAAGGAAAAACAGACGATGTAGTAATGACTTTGGTAATGTTTGCTTGGATGACCACTCAGAAATACTTTAAAGATGTTGTCAACCACGACTTGAGAAAACAGCTTCAGCTAGAAAAACTTAGTCAGATGGATGAAGAAACCATTCCAGGTCCTATCATAGACAACGGGTTAGATGTTCCGTTCTTGGTAGAAGGTGGAGATGTATGGGTTACGGGAAATCAAGGCGAAGTTTATGCTGAATATTTCAGAGAAATAATGAGAAACTGATATATTCTAAATAAAGAGTATAGTTTTATATACCTGCCAAATTCATATATAATAAGGAGAAAAAGATGGCAATTCAGTTATCTCCAGGAGTAAGCGTTACCGAAGTTGATTTAACAACTGTCGTTCCTTCGGTATCCACATCAACTGGTGCATTTGTTGGAAATTTCGAATGGGGTCCAGCAAATGTCAGAGTTACAGTAGATAGTGAGAACACTTTGGCTAGTGTTTTCGGTACCCCAAATTCAAACACATATAACTCATTCTTTACCGCAGCAAGCTTCTTAGCATATTCAAATGATCTGCGTGTAGTTCGTGCAATTAATGCTAACACAAAAACTGCTACAGCAAATTCTTCAGCTTCGGTTCAAATTGCAAACGAAGATGTATATGAGACAAATTATCTACAAGGAAGTAATGCTAATGCATACGGTGCCTTTGCTGCAAGATATGCTGGTGCATCAGGAAACGCTATTCAAGTAGATGTCTATGACAATGCATCAGCAGCTACATTTGCAAATACCTACATCACTTCAGGTGGTGTTTCAAGAGCATGGTCAAGTGTTGTTAATGGCGCACCAGGCACTTCAACTTATGTAAGCACTGCTGGTGGAGCTAATGATGAATTCCACGTTGTTGTTACAGACAGTTCTGGAGTTATTACTGGAACAAAAGGTAGTGTTCTAGAAGTATTCCCATATGTTTCAAAAGCAGTTGATGCTGTAGATGGAAACAATCAAACAACATATTGGAAAAATGTAATCTATACAAATTCCAACTTCATCTATGGTATGGATGCTGTTGATTACGCTAACACAAATGCAACATGGGGTGATGCAGCAGCAAATACAACATTTGCAAGAACAGCTACCGCAAATACTCCACTAAATCTAGTTGGTGGTACAACAGTAGCAGCAACAGACGGTAATATCAATAGCGGATATGACTTGTTCACAAATCCAGATGTTGTCGATGTTTCATTAGTTCTAACAGGAAATGCTAGTGTTACTGTTCAACAGTACGTCATCGATAATGTTGTTACACCAGCAGGAAGCACAACAGGTCGTTCTGGAGATTCAGTAGCATTTATTTCTCCAAGATATACTGATGTTGTCAATCAGGCAGGCAGCGAAACAACTAATATTAGAAATTGGCTAGACACCTTAGCTCGTTCAAGTTCTTATGTTGTTGCTGATTCTGGATGGAAATACATGTACGACAAGTACAATGGTGTATATCGTTACGTTCCTCTGAATGGTGACATTGCAGGATTATGTGCATTCACCGATCAAGTTCGTGATCCATGGTTCTCACCAGCTGGTTTCAATCGTGGTGCAATCAAGAATGCTGTTAAGCTATCTTGGAATCCAAATCAAACACAAAGAGACATTCTATATCCTTTAGGAGTTAACCCAGTGGTTACCTTCCCTGGACAAGGAACTGTTCTATATGGCGACAAGACTCTACAATCTAAGCCTTCAGCATTTGATAGAATCAATGTTCGTCGTTTGTTCATTGTTCTTGAAAAATCGATTTCTAGAGCAGCTAAGTTCTCATTGTTTGAATTTAACGATGACTTTACAAGAGCCCAATTTGTAGCACTTGTTGCTCCATTCCTGCGTGATGTACAAGGTCGCCGTGGTATCTTTGACTTCCGTGTTGTCTGCGATACAACAAACAACACACAACAAGTTATTGATAGCAATCAATTTGTTGGAGATATTTACATCAAGCCTGCTCGTTCTATCAACTTTATCAGACTTAACTTTATCGCAGTTGGAACAGGAGTTCAGTTCTCAGAAGTTACTGGTGCTATCTAATAAATAAAAGAACAAGGAGAAAAGAATGGCTTTTAATGTATCAGAGTTCAGAGCAAATATGATTGGAGACGGTGCCCGTCCTAATCTATTTTCTGTGACATTAATCTTTCCAACAATAGCAGCAAATGGTGCCGCAGCAGGATCAAGAGCAACATTTATGGCTAAGTCTGCACAACTGCCTGGTTCTACTGTGGGAACTGTTCCTGTATTCTACTTTGGTCGTGAACTGAAGTTTGCAGGAAACAGAACATTCCCAGATTGGACATTAACTATCATCAATGATGAAGATTTCTCAATTAGAAATTCTCTAGAATCATGGATGAATGCAATCAACAGTCATGCAGGAAACGTTCGTAATGCACAAGCGTCAAATCCAGCAGGTTATACTGTTGATGCTGAAGTTACACAATATGGAAAAACTGGCAATATTCTCAAGAAGTATACATTTGTTGGAATGTTCCCAATAGATGTATCTCCGATCGATCTGGATTGGGGTTCAAATGATACGATTGAAGAATACACTGCTACTTTTGCATATCAGTGGTGGCAAGCAGATACAACAACTTAATTTGATTTATACTGGAGAGCCTCTGGCTCTCCTTATGTTATTTTGATTTTATAATGCAAGGAGAAAAATTTTGGCGCTAAATCTGTTCGGTTTTACCATATCAAGACAAAAGGCTGAAGAAGATTCGTTAGTTCAGCAATCATTCGCTCCACCAAGTAGCGATGATGGTGCATTGACGATTACTTCTGCGGCCTATTATGGTACATACGTTGACTTAGATGGTACAGCAAAAAATGAGGTAGAACTAATTTCTCGCTATAGAGAAATGGCTATGCAGCCAGAAATTGAATCTGCTATTGATGATATTATCAATGAAGCTATCGTGCAAGATGACGATGGTAGAAATGTTAAACTCATCATGGATAATTTGAAGCAACCAGATAAAATCAAAAAAGCGATTGCAGATGAATTTCAAACTGTGCTGCGTGTATTAAACTATAACAATATGGCAGCAGATATATTCAGACGATATTATATTGATGGTAGATTATTCTATCACATTATTATCGATAGAGAAAATCCTACTGCCGGCATCAAAGAGTTGCGTTACATTGATCCTAGAAAAATACGTAAGGTTCGTGAACTGAGAAAAAAGAAAGATGAAAGAACTGGCGTAGAAATTATGGCTGTAATCAATGAGTATTACATCTATAACGATAAAGCAATTACTGGTACACAGTCAAACTATGGTCCAGTAGGTACAAGAATTACTAAAGATTCCATCATCAACATCAATTCTGGTTTGATGGATTCTCGTCGTGCTGTTGTGCTATCTTATCTACACAAAGCAATTAAGCCTCTCAATCAATTACGTATGATTGAAGATGCAACAGTTATCTATCGTATTTCAAGAGCACCAGAACGTAGAATTTTCTACATCGATGTGGGTAACTTACCAAAGCTCAAAGCAGAACAATACCTGCGTGATATCATGATCAAGTATAAGAACAAACTTGTCTATGATGCCAACACAGGCGAAGTTCGTGATGATCGTAAGTTTCTATCAATGATGGAAGACTTCTGGTTACCTCGTAGAGAAGGTGGTAAAGGAACTGAAATTACTACACTACCAGGTGGACAAAACTTAGGTGAACTAGAAGATGTAAAATATTTCGAAAAGAAATTATACAAGTCACTCAATGTACCAATCTCAAGACTAGAATCATCTTCAGGTTTCACTATTGGTCGTTCATCAGAAATTACCAGAGATGAACTAAAGTTTGCAAAGTTCATTGACAGACTACGTAATAAGTTTGCTGAGTTGTTTGATCAAGCACTAAGAATACAATGTGTTCTTAAAGGTATTTGTACAGATGCAGAATTTACAGAATTCAAAGAGCATATGTACTATGACTTCATCAAAGACAATAACTTTGCAGAATTAAAAGAAGCAGAATTAATGGCAAATAGATTGTCTCTGTTACAGCAAGTTGATCCATATACTGGCACATATTATTCAATGGGTTGGATTCGTAGAAATGTTTTACGTATGGATGATGATGAAATCAAACTCATCGATCAAGAAATTGACGATGAGAAGAAGGCTGGTTTTGAAGTTCCAACTGAAGTTCAAAATGCCGTAACACAACAAAAGATGATGACTGATATACAAATGGATGCACAGCAACAACAAATGCAGCAACAGGATATGCAAGCACAGCAACCACAAGATGCTGCACAAGAGCAACCACAACAACAGTCACAACAAAAACCAAAAGCGAAAAGCTCATCTTCCAGTTCAGCAGATTTAAGTCTGTCAGAAACATCAATAGTAAGAAGATTGGCTAGAGTATTATAAATATCATTTGTTCAAATTTTTAAATAAGGAAAATAGATGAATACCAGAGCAATTATAGATTATGCAATTCAAGATGATGCCGCAGCGATGCGTGATGCTCTTTATTCTGAAATTCAAGATAGAGTTCATGCTCATCTAGAAATGAAGAAACAAGAAATAGCAGGCAATCTTATTGCACAAGAAGATTCAGAAGATATCTCTGATGACGAATCTGTGGAAGAACCACAAGAATAATGAAATCGTTTAAAGATTTTTCTGCTAAAGAAACCGTAGAAGAAGATATCGACGGCATGCCAGGAGTGTTCTCATCAAAACCATCAGAGCCTCCACAGATTTTAATTATGCGTAAAAAATCTATTCGTCAGTTTCCAAATGGACAAAGAGTTGCATTATACCAGATTGATAAGCTGAACAAATATATTACCATTCCTTATATGGAAAAAAATTGGGCAGCAGAAGAAACAGAGCCATCAGTATATGAGGCAGAACCATTAGAAGAAAATGTTATGCATCATTTACAGAATATTGTAAGTAATCATTCTGCTAAATCAGTTAAATTTAAAGATGGTTCTTCAATGAAAGTTGATGCACAGACAGCAAATGCAATATTAAAAGTCCATGGTGCTGTTAATGATGAAAACAAGAAAAAGATTTCAGATATGGCTCATAAAAGCAAAACTCATTTTAAGAAAGTAGCAGACTTTGCTTGGAAACATGTAACTTATAAAGCTAAGGATTAAGAAATGGCTAACTCATTTTCATATCAAGTACTAAAAGATGATACACAATCAGCAGTTATTAAGTTAACTGGATTGTTTGATGGTTCAGGACAAGAAGAAAATATTGCTAGAATTCAAGCAAATACATTGTATGGTGCTTTAGATGCCAATAATGTTCCACTAAGAAGTGCTTTGAGTGTGAGCAATACGGCTAAGCCATATTATGGGCTAACAATAAATCGTTGCTGGTATGATACTGACACTGGATCAGGATCAGTAGAATTATACTGGAGAGCAAATAATAGTCCGCAAGCAGAACCAGATTCTGGTGTACCAATTCTATTCATGCAAGGTAACGGAGAATACGATGGTGCAGGTAACTGGATTACAATTAGGAATCCTACAGTAACAGCGAACACAAATGGTGACATTAGTATTCATACTAGAGGTCAAGTCGCTAACGCAAGCTACACTATTATTCTAGAACTGCGTAAAGATAATGCATACTATCAGCGTGGTCAGTTTAATGATCCAGCAGCATTCAACTACCCACCATATGGCTTAACTCCATAATAGGAAAGAAATATGAAACTTATCAAAGAAGTTTTTGACACAGTTAATTATCTCACAGAAGATAAAGACGGACAAAAACAATTATACATTGAAGGACCATTTCTTGTAGCAGAGAAGAAAAACAGGAATGGTCGTCTTTACGAATATAATACGATGAAAAAAGAAGTTCATCGTTATACAGAAGATTACATTAACAAAAATCGTGCTTTTGGAGAACTAGGACATCCAGACACTCCTACAATCAACTTGGACCGTGTTGCCATTCTAATTACAGGACTGCGTGAAGATGGTACTCAGTGGATTGGTAAAGCAAAGGTGTTAGATACACCTATGGGCAACATTGCTAAAAAAATCATTGAAGGTGGTGGCCAAGTAGGGGTATCATCTAGAGGATTAGGTTCGCTTAAAAATGTGAACGGTGTTAATGTTGTTCAACCAGACTTTTATCTTGCCACAGCGGCTGATATTGTAGCAGATCCTTCCGCACCCGGAGCTTTTGTTGAGGGTATCATGGAAGGTAAAGAGTGGATGTTAGTAGATGGCGTTTGGACAGACAAAGATCAAACTCAAGCTATTCGTCAAATTAAACAGGCGAGTAGAAAAGAGATTGAACAAGTTAGTCTACGCATATTTGAAAACTTCATAAAAAAACTTTAATTATAAATATCCAATATAGAAAAACAAGGAGATTTCTAAAATGCCTAAATTCAATCTTTCTGAAGCCGCTAAAGAAATTTTAGACGCATCTGTTGCATCTAAAAGAAGTGGTCAAGATGCACCATCAAGACTATCATCAAACGTGGCTTATGACACTAAAGATGTAGGTTCAATCGGTGAAGATCCAACAAAGACCGATGACGAACTTCCTGATTATACAAAAGGTACACCAACAGCAACTCCTCCAGGAGCAACACCTCCTGTAGGTTCTGAGCCAATGAAAAAACTAGCACCTCAGCCACAAGAAACAATGGGCCGTGGTGATCTGAAAACAGTGCAACAATCAGATGCTACAGATATGGCTGCTATTCGTGACCGTATCGCTGGTAAACTGGCTCCACAAACAATGCCTATGAATCCTGGTGCTACATTCCAGTCATATCATGAAGATATTGACATGTCTGATGATGTTGCAGCACTACTAGAAGGTGAAAACCTATCTGAAGAATTCAGAAATAAAGCAACAACTATTTTTGAAGCTGCTGTTATGGCAAGAGTAGAAACAATCACTGAAGCTCTTGAAACCAGACTAACAGAAGAATTCCAAGTTGCTATCGAGCAAGTTAAGGAAGACTTAGCTGAAAAACTGGATGATTATCTGACATACATGGTTGAAGAATGGATGCAGCAAAATGAACTAGCAGTCGAAAGAGGCCTACGTGCTGAAATCGTTGAAGAATTCATTGGTAAGCTACGTAATCTATTCGTAGAATCATATATCGATATTCCAGAAGAAAAAGTTGATGCAGTAGAAGAATTAGTTGGTCGTGTTGAAGAACTAGAAGATGCTCTAAACGAAGAAATTCAAAAGAACGTCGAGTTCACAAAAGCGATTAACGAACACAGAAAAATCGAGGCTATCCACGCAGCATGTGAAGGCCTTACTCAGACTCAAGTAGAAAAAGTCAAAGCACTCGCAGAGGGTCTAGAATTTACTACTGAAGAAGATTTCGGAGAGAAGCTAGAGACAATTAAGGAATCATATTTTCCAAGTCAAGTAAAAGCTGCCGAATCGTCTGATCTGAACGAAGAAATTCAAATTGAAGATGAAGATAAAAAAGATGTTAAATCTTCAGATCCAATGATGAATGCTTACGCTCAGGCAATCACTAAAACTTTGGCAAAATAAATAAAAAACCAATAATAAAAAAGGAGATTTAGATGTATCTTTCCGAACAACTACAAAAGAAATGGCAGCCAGTTCTGGAGCATCCAGAGCTAGAGTCCATTAAAGACCCTTATAAGAAAGCGGTCACAGCAATGGTTCTTGAGAACCAGCAACTAGCTATGCAACAAGATGGAGCACTTCTAAACGAAGCTGTTCCTGGTCCTACTAACATCACAGGTGGTGTTCAGAACTTTGACCCAATCCTGATCTCGTTAGTTCGCCGTGCATTACCTAACCTGATTGCTTATGATGTTGCTGGCGTTCAGCCAATGACAGGTCCTACAGGACTGATCTTTGCAATGAGAGCAAGATATGCTAACCAAAATGGTAGCGAAGCTTTCTATAACGAAGCTAACACTATCTTCTCTGGTACTAGCTCACAAAACAATCCATATGGATTTGCAGGTACTCCAGCGACCGACGTTGCTACAAATCCAATCGCCAGCCTAGCAGCTAATGCTTACACAACTGGTATTGGTCTACCAACTGCGACTGCTGAATTCTTGGGTTCAGATTCTAACGCTGTATTCCAGCAAATGGCATTTAGCATTGAGAAAGTTTCCGTAACTGCTCAATCTCGTGCATTGAAAGCTGAATACTCACTAGAACTAGCACAAGACCTGAAAGCAATCCATGGTCTAGATGCTGAGACAGAACTAAGCAACATTCTGTCAACAGAAATTCTAGCTGAAATCAACCGTGAAGTTATTCGTACAATCTACACCACTGCTGTTGCTGGTGCTCAGTATGGTACAACAACTGCTGGTTATTTCGACCTAGACACAGATTCAAATGGCCGTTGGTCAGTTGAGCGTTTCAAAGGTCTGATTTTCCAAATCGAGCGTGATGCAAACGTAATTGCAAAGCAGACTCGTAGAGGAAAAGGTAACGTTCTGATCGTTTCTTCAGACGTTGCTTCAGCTATGGCTATGGCTGGTGTTCTACAATACACACCTGCTCTACAAGCTGACCTACAAGTAGATGACACAGGCAATACATTCGCTGGTCTACTACACGGTCGTATCAAGGTATACATCGATCCATATTTCGGTGGTTACACAAGCAACCAAGAACTAGTAACAGTCGGATATAAGGGTTCTTCACCTTATGACGCTGGTCTGTTCTACTGCCCATATGTTCCTCTACAAATGGTTCGTGCTGTTGACCAGTTCACATTCCAACCAAAAATTGGATTCAAGACTCGTTACGGTATGGTATCTAACCCATTTGCACAAGGTCTAACACAAGGCAATGGTGCTCTTGCTGCTCGTAGCAACGTGTACTATAGAATTTTCGGGGTCAAAAATTTAATGTAAGTCTTTGTTTTAAAAGACTTTTAATTAAATCACCATTAAGAGTGGTATTTAAAGAGAGTTCTTCGGAACTCTCTTTTTTTATATAAATACTCCATAAGGAGATAAAATGGCTCAACTAGTTCCTCAACCACAGAATACGAATTTCTTACAGTCTACAAAGTTTGTATTGACTTTTCCTAGAATAAGCAATACGCAGTATTTCTGTCAAGAAGTAAATTTACCTGGTGTTTCTACGGCTGAAATTCCACAAGTAACTCCATTTGTTGATCTATACAGACCTGGTGATAAACTAGTATATGAACCATTGAATGTAACCTTTATTGTTGATGAAGAATTACAAGCTTGGTTAGATATTCACAATTGGTTAAGAGGTATGACTTTTCCTACTAACTTTGAAGAATACCAGAATCTAAAGAATCTATCACCCGTAGCATATTACGCACCAAAGCCACAATACTCAGATGGTATGTTGAATATACTAAGTGGATTAAACAACAGAAAAATCACGGTACAATTCACTGATATATTTCCAATATCACTATCTGCAATTCAATTTAATTCTACCGACACTGACACTCCGACTATTACTGCCACAGCAAGCTTCAGATATTCTTGGTACGATATAAGTAAAGCTTGACAACAATTAATTGGTTATGCTATAATCAAAATTGGTTAACTTTTATAGTTTTTTATTATGGAAAACTTGGAACAAGTATTAAAATATTGGGAAACTGATTCTGTAGTGGATGAAACAGAGCCATCTAGAGAGATCATTCGTATTCCAAATCTTCATAGCAAATATCTTAATATTATGACTAAGCATAAGATTGCTGTCAAGAAAGCTACATTTGATTACCATCGAATGAAGAAAGTGAAGTGGGAATACTATACGGGTAAAATGGATCAAGACGAACTTGCACAATATGGCTGGGAGCCGTTTCGTTTTACCCTCAAATCCGATGTGTCTACATACTTAGAGAGTGACGGTGATTTAATCAAACTTCTAGAGAAAAAGGTATATCATGAAGAAGTCGTTGAGGTCTGTACTGCTATTCTTAAAGAACTAGCAAACAGAACATGGCAGCTTCGTGAACATATGACACATGAGCGATTTATCCAAGGAGCAAGATAACTTAGTTATCACAAAAAAGAATGAAGTATATGCACACATTGAATGTGAGAAACATTTAGCCAAAGAGCTATCTGAATATTTCACATTCTTTGTACCTGGTTATCAATTCACACCAGCATTTCGAAATAGAATTTGGGATGGGAAGATAAGATTATTTGACCAGAGAAACAATAACATCTATCTAGGTCTTTTACCATATATAGAACAATTTGCTAGTGAAAGACAATATGATATTGAGTATGGTGATCCAAGACCAGACTTAACAGACGATTTCTCAGTGTATCTTGCTAATAAATTCGTAGAAGAACTGAATTTACATTCTCAAAGAAGATCAATACAAGTTCGTGACTATCAACTAGAAGCTTTTATTCACGGTATGCGTCATAGGAGAGCTTTATTATTATCTCCTACAGCATCAGGCAAGTCTCTTATCATATATCTTTTTATACGTCAATTCCTTGAGTATAAAGGCTACAAAGGGTTAATTATAGTCCCGACTACATCACTAGTGGAGCAATTATATACTGACTTTATAGATTACTCTACAGAGAATGGATTTGACGTAGAAGCTAACGTACATAGAGTTTATCAAGGCAAAGATAAAGTGTCAGAGAAGAAACTGATTATTTCTACATGGCAATCTTTATACAAACTACCGAAAGAATATTTCGAACAATTTGATTATATAATTGGTGATGAAGCTCATTTATTCAAAGCTCAGTCTTTGACTACCATAATGACTTCTTGCACTAACACAAAATATCGTATAGGTCTGACTGGTACATTAGACGGTACAAAAACACACAAACTAGTGCTAGAAGGTCTATTTGGACCTGTAGAGAAAGTTACCACAACAAAGAAGCTAATTGAAAATGAACAATTAGCAGAGTTCAATATCAAGTGTCTGATACTGAAGCATTCCGAAGAAACGGCAAAAGAATTAAAGAAAAAAGAATATAAAGACGAAATAGAATATTTAATTGGATGTGAAGCTAGAAATAAGTTCATCAAGAATCTAGCATTATCACTTGGTAATAATACATTAATTTTGTATCAATATGTTGACAAGCATGGCCAATTGTTATATGATTGGATTGCCAATGCCAAGAATATAGGCAATAGAAAAGTGTTCTTTATTCATGGCGGCGTTGATGCAGAAGAACGAGAACAAGTTAGACGAATTATGGAGGAAGAAAAAGATGCAATTATTGTGGCTTCTTTTGGTACTTTTAGTACCGGTATTAATATACGCAATTTACATAACATTATCTTTGCGTCTCCCTCCAAATCTAGAATTAGAAATTTACAGTCGATCGGCAGAGGACTCAGAAAAGGAGCAGGAAAAGAAAAAGCAGTCCTCTTTGATATTGCCGATGACCTTCGAGTCGGCAAACACATGAACTTTACTTTGAGGCATTTCGTGGAAAGAACAAAGATATATAATGATGAGGGGTTTCCTTATAAACTCTACAAAATAGGACTCAAGAATGGAACAAATTAAAATAGTCCGTCTTAAAACTGGAGTTGATATTATAGGTACTATCATTGAGCAAAATTACTCAACATACATCAAAGATGGCATGATCATAGAAATACACGACGATCTACGTAATCAAAAACAAGTCTTAACCCTCGCTAATTGGGCTCCTTCTTCAATCATAAAGACCAATGAATGTGTTATTGGAGACAATGACATTTTAACCAAGTTTGATCCTACAGATACTTTTGTAGAACATTATCTTGGTACTTTGAAAACTATCTCTGCTTTGGCTAAAGCAAAGAAAGAAGCAGATGAACTTGATGATGATGAAATAACTAATTTGATTGAAGCTATGGAAGAGAAAGAATATCATACCTTACAGTAATTAATCCTTTTATTAGCATCATTCTGGACATACTCAGTATAACGAGTTGTCAAGAGCTTGTCAACACTTTTTTATGGTAAACTTATGAAACAAAAGCATTACGTAAACAACGAAGATTTTCTCAAAGCACTGGTACAGTACAAAAAAGACTGTAAACAAGCAATTAAACTCAAAGAGCCAAAACCAAATATACCCGAATATATTGGTGAATGCTTTATGAAGATTGCCGAAGGGTTATCTCACAAACCAAACTTTATCAATTATCCACATCGTGACGAGATGATTGGTGATGGTATTGAAAACTGTCTGATGTATTTTGAAAACTTCAATCCGGAAAAGTCTAAAAATCCATTTGCTTACTTTACACAGATCATTTATTATGCTTTCCTTCGTCGTATTCAGAAAGAAAAGAAGCAGTTGTACGTTAAATACAAAGCCACACAGCAAGTTGGCATTTTAGACGAATATGAGATGTTGGAGTTTGAAGATGGCACTACCAGACAGTTTGAACTCTACGATAACATTTCCGAATTCATTGAAAATTTCGAAGAAGGCAAACGAAAGAAAAAAGAGGCAAACAAGCCTAAAGGTATTGAAAACTTTTTAGGAGAGTGATATAATCGAAGTTGGATTATTACAGGATACGATAAATGTCAAAGGTAGCAATTATTACTGACCAGCATTTTGGTGCTAGAAATGACGCTCTTGTTTTTTTGGATTTCTATGAGAAATTTTACAAAGAAACATTCTTTCCAACTCTAAGAAAAAAAGGTATTAGGCAAGTATTAATTCTTGGTGATACTTTTGATAGAAGAAAATATGTCAACTTCTACACTCTCAAAAGAACCAAAGAGATGTTCTTTGATATTCTTCAAGATGAAGGGTTTGAAGTATACATGTTGGCAGGTAATCATGATACTTATTTCAAGAATACGAATGAAGTAAACTCTGTAGATTTATTGCTGCAAGAATATGGCAATATACATGTAATTGATTCACCTGAACACATTTACGTTGGTCCACATCAAATCTGTATGATACCATGGATCTGTGCAGACAACTATGATGAATGTATAAACTTCATCAAAGAAACAAAAACGGATATCTGCATGGGTCACTTTGAGATTGCAGGATTCGCAATGTACAAAGGAATGCCATCAGATGAAGGTCTTGATAGAAATATTTTCAGAAAATTCGAATTTACTTTCAGTGGGCATTATCACCATAAATCTTCTGCTGATGGGATTTACTATCTTGGTAACCCATATGAGCTTACCTGGCAAGATTACAACGACCCTCGTGGTTTTCACATTTTTGATCTTGATACTAGACAGCTTAATTTTATTCAGAACCCTAACGTAATGTTTCATAAAGTTGTCTACGATGACAAAAATAAAGAGATCAAAGAAATATCCAATCATGATATGACACCCTACACAAGCAAGTATGTTAAGGTTGTTGTCTTGAATAAAACCAATCCATATCTGTTTGACGTATTCATCAATAATCTTTACCAAGCAAATCCTGCCGATATTACCATCGTTGAAGATTTTACAGACTTGACAGAAGGTGTAAGTGATGATATAATCGATCAGGCTGAAGATACTCTTACCATCCTAAATAATTATGTGGATGCTATCCAAGAAGATAATTTGGATAACAGCAAATTGAAATCTATTCTTAAAGAACTCTACCTAGAAGCCATAAACACAGAAAAAGTATGATTATATTTGAAAAGGTTAGATGGAAAAATTTTCTATCTACTGGGAACTGGTTTACTGAAATTGACCTAAAGCGTTCACCAAACACACTAATTATTGGTTCAAATGGATCAGGAAAGTCAACTATTCTCGATGCATTGACTTTTGGTTTGTTTGGTAAACCTTTTCGTAAAATCAACAAACCTCAATTACCAAACTCTATCAATGAAAAAGAATGCCTAGTAGAAATAGAGTTTACTATAGGCAAAAAAGCATATAAGATTATTCGTGGTATCAAGCCGAATGTATTTGAAATCTACATTGATGGTAAACTATTGAATCAGGATGCAGCAGCTAAAGACTACCAAGAAGTGTTAGAAAAGAACATCCTCAAATTAAACTTCAAGTCTTTTACACAAATTGTTATTCTTGGCTCTGCATCCTTTACTCCTTTCATGCAACTGTCAGCAGCAGACCGTAGAGGCATTATTGAAGATTTGCTTGATATTCAAATCTTTTCTTCCATGAATTCTTTGGTAAAAGAAAAGATGGGTGAGATCAAAGATAAAAGCATTCAACTAAAATATGATTTGGATTTGACAGCAGAGAAAATAGAATTACAGAAACAAAACATCGAAGAAAACAAAAAGCATAACGATGCTGAGATAGAAAAGAAAAAAGAAGAAATTACAAAATCAGAGATGCAAATTTTTCTCCTAAATAGAGATATCGGATTGATTCAAAACCACATCGATGTACTAACTTCAAAAATCCTAAATAAAGATGCGATAGAAGCAAAGAGAACTAAACTTTCCACTTTAGAAAGTCAGTTGAACAATAATTTAAAGAAGCTAGGAAAAGAAATTAATTTTTATGTGGATAATCATGACTGTCCTACATGCAAACAAACAATTACACAAGACTGGAAAGAAAAACAGATATTAGAAAAACAAGTTAAAAAAGGCGACATATCTTTAGCACTAGATGATATTGAAAAGAAGATTGCAGAAACAAATGAAAAAGTTAATCAGATTGTAAAGATTACCAAACATATTAATGAGCATAATTCGGAGGTGATAAAACATAATGCATCAATTACCGCAATCAACAAATACGTGGCTAAACTTAATGCAGAAATTACGGAACTCTCAACCAAAAAAGACAACCTTGAGGATGAGAACACAAAGCTTAAAGAGTTACGAGAAGAACTTGCCAGCCTTATTAAAAAGCAAAAAGAACTAGCAGATGAAAAGCAGTATTATGAATTTGCTGGAACATTATTGAGAGATACTGGTATCAAAACAAAGATTATCAAACAATATCTTCCAATAATGAACAAGTTGATAAACAAATATCTGACAGCAATGGATTCGTTTATTAACTTTAATCTGAATGAAAATTTTGAAGAAACTATCAAATCGAGACATCGTGATGACTTCAGTTATCATAATTTCTCTGAAGGTGAAAAAATGCGAATCGATTTGGCTATATTGTTCACATGGAGACAAATAGCTAAATTGAAAAACAGTGTTAACACCAATCTTCTAATATTGGATGAAGTTTTTGATTCTAGCCTAGATACTGTAGGTACTGATGAGTTTTTAAAATTGATGTATGATGTTGGACAAGATACGAATGTGTTTGTCATTTCACACAAAGGTGACCAGTTGTTTGATAAGTTTAGATCCGTGATTCGGTTTGAAAAGAAAAACAATTTCTCAAGGATAGCAAAATGAGTGATATTATTAGAATTAGCACAGATGATTCATCTGGTACAAAACTACAACAAGTAAAAGTATTGCCGCTTGTACCAGAAACAGATCCAATACTAGATGCAATAATGCCAGTATTTGATTTCAGTAACCCACCTACTGATCCAGTGTTTCTTGCATCTCAGTTGGTAGAGACATGTATATACCATAAAGGACTTGGACTATCTGCTAATCAATGTGGATTGAGATATAGAGTATTCGTAATGGGTGCAGGTAATGATTATGTTGCACATTTCAATCCAAAAATTGTCAGTATGTCTGAAGAAAAAGCACATATGGAAGAAGGGTGCTTGTCTTATCCTTTGCTATTCATTCATATCACTAGACCAGAAAGCATCACAGTAGAATATCAAGACTTTAATGGCGAAACAAAGAAAGCAATTTATTCTGGTATCACTGCTCGTTGTTTTCAGCATGAACTTGATCACATGAATGGTATTCGTTATACTAGCAAAGCAAAACCACTAGCACTACAAACAGCTAAAAAGAAAAAAGACAAACTAATTCACCGCTATAGGAAAGCAAATGAAAGATTGGCAGCACGGGTACGAACTGGATTACCTCAAGTCGGTTGAATCACTCTATGCAGACCATAATAAGTTTGCAGATTCACCTTTTGCTGAATACAAGAAAAACAATATTGCAGAAGATTTACACAAAGGCCTTCTGCGATTAAGTGATTCTGGTTCTCATGTCTTGTCTAAGGTAAGCAAATCATCACCTATTACAATGTATCAAGGTATTAATATTGGAACTAAAGTACCTGGTGATCATGTGATTACCAAACTTCGTGGTACTGATGATTATATTGAAGATGTTTGTGAGAAAGCAGAAGGTAATACGTGGCTATATGTTTGGGCAGAAGATAAAACTACCAGATATATTGCACAACAGCATTTTGAATATATTGGCGCCAAAATCACTACATTTGGTGAAATCTACAGTGTCTATTTTAAAGAAGGTGTAATACCAAGGTCTTTTCCAAAGGTGGATCCTGTCGAAAAGATTGCCATAAAACAGTTGAATATTCCTGTCGATTCTGATATCATAGAACAAATCGCAGCTAAACTAGAAAACCTAAATATTAAATTCCAGAATCATTACAGCAACTACAACAAGAAAAAATCTTGGTCGGCTATATCTCTGCGTGGTTATACACCAGATATTATGCGTATTGAAAAACCCGTAGAAATGAGTAAGAAATGGAAAGAGGAACATAAAGATGAAGAATTTTATCTTCAAAATACTTACCTTCGTGCTGAGTTTCCAGAGATTGATAGACTACTTGAGTTTCTTGGCGATGCGGAATTACATCGTATTAGGTTCATGCGTCTTGTTCCTGGCGGCGGTGAGCTTACCCGTCATACAGACCAAGTGGATCCAGATTCTGGTCTTAACATCGATTGTTTATCTAGGTTACATTTTCCTATTCGGACTAATCAAAAAGTTAGGTTCGGTGTTTGGGAACCGACGGGGAATAAAAAAGAAGTCAATATGAAAGTTGGTGAATGTTGGGTACTTGATACAAGAAAACCTCACACTGTCATTAATGAAGGTGATGAAGATAGAATACATCTAGTTGTTGATGTAAAGACAAACAAAAATCTTAAAGAGTTAATACTACAATGAAATGGTTTTATGAAAAAAACAGAGAACTTATAGATTCTCCTGTCAATAAATACTTTGAAGAAGTTCTCTGGATGTCCAAAGATGAGTTTCGTCAATGGGTAATTGATCTTCGCAAGACTGTTGTAGATTTATGGGATAATCATAATCTTCCACCAAGAGTTGGCTATGATGAACACGAAATCATAGAACAATTCAATCAAATGCACTCTTTCCCTGTACATAAGTTTGAAGTAGTTGATGAGTTGACAGGCGAAAAAGATGTAATTAGAAATACAAGTGTTGTAGGCAATGCTGTCAATCAATGGTTTCCTACCATGATGAAAACACGCATTAACTATACAAAAAAAGATGATGGTAAATCCATCTATGATTATTTTGCAAAGGATGAATTACTTGACACATTTATCACATATGCTACCCGTCATTTTAAACGGGATTCTTTTTACCATTATTCTTTTGTTGCTAAATCGAACGAGATTGAGCGTTATGGATATCTTCCTGTATCCGATGATGCTATTGGGTGGATTACTGAGTTCGAGAAAGAGTTTAGGAAGCAAGAGAAATGGGACTACTGGCTCCAACCAAAAGACATAGACAAAGAATATACTGGTTACAATGAAGAATTAAAGAATCAGAAATATCTGATTATACATAAAGATGATATAGAGAAATTAGATATACCAGACAGATGTAAAACAAATGTTGATTATGAAAAATCTGAACATTATGCTATCAGACCATATGAGTTCAAACAAAAATTATTTCCTGTCGGACTCAAAGCTTTTCGTGTTTCATTCTGTCAATATGCTGTAAATTTTCCACCACTAACTGCAAAGTATTTGTATGAAAAATTCACAGAACACCTTATTGGACAACCTCTTATCCGCATTTATGATCCTTCTTCTGGTTGGTCTGGGCGCCTGCTGGGTGCTATGTCTGTTTGTGACAACAGGAATATTTTATATATTGGGACTGATCCTAATACCGATCATAATACTAGCCCAGGTCGTACAAAATATCATGAGGTCGCAGACTTCTACAGACAGAATGTGAGAAAAGGTGGACTGTGGGAAGATGAACATGCCCACACACAAACGGAAATATATCAACTAGGTTCTGAAGTAATAAGAGATGATGCAAACTTCCAAAAACACAAAGGCAAACTTGATCTTGTCTTTACATCACCACCTTACTTTGCTAAAGAAGCATATTCAGAAGATCCAACACAATCATATAAAAAGTTTGGGCAGTACGAAGAATGGAGAGAAGGTTTCTTACGGCCCACACTTGAGACTGCTGTTGAATGGCTACAGCATGATCGTTATCTGCTCTGGAATATTGCCGACGCTGTGTTTGGAGGTGATATGTTACCACTTGAAGAAGATAGCAGAAAAATTCTAGAAGAACTTGGTATGCAATACAAAGGCAAATTAAAAATGTCTTTGGCTCAGATGCCTGGTGGTAATCGTGTGGATTCTGAGACTGGTTTACCAAAAGCAAAGAACTTCTGCAAAGTTAATGGTATGTGGTTGAAATATGAACCGGTATTTGTTTTCTATAAACCATAAGTTTACCACTAAAAAGCTTGACACACACACTACATAATGATATGATTTGAAAACTTGCTGATAAGCAAGGCAATTTTAATTTGTTATTTTTTATTAGGAGATTTATTATGGCAACTAAGCTATCTGCAAAACAACGCATGTTGAACGCTCTCAAGCAAACCGAAGGCTACAATACTTTCACCGTAGCACAAGCACAACGCCGTTTTGGTGTACAAAATGTTTCTCAGCGTATCGAGGAACTACGCAAGGAAGGTTATTGCATCTACACCAACACAAAAACACTTGACGATGGCAGCAAAGTGAAGTACTACAAAATGGGTACACCTACTCGCAAACTCGTTCAAGCAGCACTCAAAGGTGGATTTAGCTTTGCTAACTAATCCCCAATAAAGAAAGAAGGAGACTACCAAAAGGTAGGTCTCCTTTTTTTACACCCATGAGGATAAAATGGAAATTTCAATTAAAACAGAAGAACTAAGAAAAAAAAGTATATTCATAGCCACACCTATGTATGGTGGTATGAATCATGGAATGTATATGAAAGCATGTCTAGATTTACAAGGCATGTGTATGCAATATGGTGTTGCTACTAAGTTTTCATTCCTATTCAACGAATCTCTAATCACAAGAGCAAGAAATTATCTTGTTGATGAATTTCTAAGCCGTTCAGACTGCACCCATTTACTATTTCTAGATTCAGATATTAACTTTGATCCTAGAGATGTTATTGCACTACTTGCTTTAGATAAAGATGTCATTGGCGGCCCATATCCAAAAAAAGCTATCAAATGGAAAAATATCAAGACTGGGATGCAAAAAAACCCAAATATGGAACCGCAGCAGTTAGAAAAACTTGCTGGCGATTTTGTTTTTAATCCAGTCAAAGGAACAGCACAGTTTAGTGTTACAGAGCCACTTGAAGTTATGGAGATTGGTACTGGTTTCATGATGGTGAAACGTGAAGTGTTTGCAAAATTTGCAGAAGCATATCCTCATCTCAATTACAAACCAGATCATGTAGGTCAAGCACACTTTGACGGTACACGATACATTCATGCATACTTTGATACAGTCATTGACAAAGGTTATACTTTCGAAGATGCACATCAACTTCTACAAAGAGCAGCAAAAGGTGAAGATGTAGAATCTGAAGCAAAGAAACTTCTCGATAAAGAGAAAGAAGCATCACATCGTTATCTGTCTGAAGATTATATGTTCTGTCAATGGTGGAGAAACATCGGTGGAAAAATTTATCTGTGTCCATGGATGAAAACATCTCACATTGGTACCTATCACTTTACTGGAGACATGCCTGCTATTGCTAACTTTGTTGGAGAAATGTAATGGGAGAAGGTCGTAAGTTTGATGGAGGTAAACTGGAGTATGGTTTACTTCCACCATTAGCATTAGAAGAAACTGTCAAGGTTCTTACTTTTGGTGCTCAAAAATACGAACGAGATAATTGGAAAAAAGTACCTGATTCTAAACGTAGGTACTTTGATGCAATGGAACGCCATATCTGGGCATGGAAAAAAGGTGAACAATTTGATCCTGAGTCCGGCATACATCACTTGGCACATGCTATGTGCTGCTTGATGTTTCTATATGAACATGATATACTATATTCACTTGAACTAGATAATGAGGAAACAAAATGAAACTTTCAAATGAAACAATGACAATCTTGAAGAACTTTTCTGGCATCAATGCTGGAATTCTATTCAAGAAAGGAAAAACACTTTCTACGGTATCTTCATCAAAAACAGTTTTAGCACAAGCTACTCTGCAAGAAGATTTACCACAAGAGTTTGCTGTTTATGATCTAAATAATTTCCTTTCAGTTCTTTCCTTAGGTAAAGAGAATCCAGAAATTGAATTTGATGATAAACATGTTATAATTAAATCACTTGGTGGTAGAAGCACAATCAAGTATAGATTTTCAGACAAAAGCATGATCGTAACACCACCTGATAAACCAGTCGTTATGCCATCTGAAGATATTTCTTTTACACTAAATGAATCTGATTATGATTGGATTACAAGAACTGCAAATGTACTTCAGTCACCAAACGTTGCTATTGAAGGTAAGAATGGTAAATTAAAAATTACTGCATTTGATGCAAAAAATGATGCTGCAAACATGAACTCTGTTGATATCGGTGAAACAGAAAAAGAATTCATGTCCGTATTTAAGACCGAGAATTTGAAAATGATTCCTGGAAGTTATGATGTAATGATTTCTTCTAAAGGTATTGCACATTTCAAAAACAAAAAAGATTCCATACAATATTGGATAGCAACAGAGAAAGATTCATCAACTTGGACTAAAGGATAATTATGAACAACAAAATGCTCTTAACTTTTACAGAAATCTTGTCGGGAGAACCAATAGCTATTAATCCAAATAAGGTTATTTCTGTTTTTACTCTAAAACAAAATGAGAGTGTAGAAGAACAATATGTAGGAAAAACTATTATTGTTTTAGATGGTAGCAATGTTATCGTTTTGGAACCATATGATGAGGTTGTAGGTAGACTGAATGGTGAATTGAACAACATGATATCATTTTATGATAAGCAGAGCAGAATTTTTACTGCTAACGTGTAATATGTTTTATAATTTTATTATGGAGATTGTGAATGAACGACCAAATGCTTTGGGTGGAGAAATATCGACCTCATAAAGTAGAAGATTGTATTCTTCATGAAAGTCTGAAGAAAACTTTTCAAGATTATGTTGATAGAAAGGAGATCCCAAATCTTCTGCTGTCTGGCTCAGCAGGCGTAGGTAAGACTACAATTGCAAGAGCCTTGTGTGATGAAATTGGTTGCGACTACATCATCATTAATGGTTCTGATGAGTCAGGTATTGACGTTCTTAGAAATAAAATCAAAAACTACGCCTCATCAGTAAGTCTTACTGGTGGTCGTAAGGTTATCATTATTGATGAGGCAGATTATCTAAACCCAAACTCGACTCAGCCAGCCTTACGTGGAGCGATTGAAGAATTTGCATCAAACTGCTCATTCATTTTCACATGTAATTTTAAAAATCGAATTATCGATCCTATTCATTCTCGCTGTGCAGTAATCGACTTCAAAACAAATGGTAGCAAAGCAAAACTTGCTATTCAATTTATGAAGCGAGTTGAATGGATTCTAAACGAAGAAAAAATTACTTATGATAAAGAAGTTGTTGCAGCAGTTATCACGAAACATTTCCCAGATAATCGCCGTATTCTAAATGAACTACAAAGATATGCAGCATCAGGAACTATCGACAAAGGAATTCTTTCTTCTGTTTCCGATATTCAAACTAAAGAACTTGTAACTGCTCTCAAAGAGAAAGACTTTGGTTCTGCTCGTAAATGGGTTACAAATAACCTAGACAACGATCCAGCACTAATCTATCGTAAGCTTTATGATAGCATGTATGACTATTTGAAGCCTAGTTCTATTCCTCAAACTGTCTTGATTCTGGCGAAATATCAGTATCAGTCTGCTTTTGTTTCAGACCAAGAAATCAATCTTGTTGCCTGTCTGATTGAACTGATGGCAGATTGTGAGTTTGTATAATGCCTGATCTGTTCAAAGATATCGTACCGTCGATTCTTCAGACCAAACAGAATGTTTTGGTAGAAGAACATGACGAAAAAGACTATAATCCATATATCGTCAATCGGGCACTGTCCTATCACTTAGACTGTGTTCCGTATGCGAATCAGATAAATCAGGTTCATTTTGTCGATAAAAAACTACAGTACCACTATCTTCTAAATAGTATCAGACAGATGAAACGGAAGTTTCAACCGTGGCAGAAGTCTGAGGAAGATAAGAATCTTGCTTGTGTGAAAGAGTATTTTGGGTACTCTAACAGCAAAGCCAAAGAGGCTCTCCGGATCTTATCTGATGAACAAATCGCTTATATAAAA